GCTGGGTGGCAGATTCTTTGATTGAATCGGCTGCCTGAAACGATGTTAGGGGATCATTTGCCCTGACTCTTGGGAATTCGGGCATGGCGAAAATTTTCTTAAATGCGTCTTTATAGTCCATGATTTGTCCTTATTAGGGGCAATGCCCCTGTTACTTAAAATGGGATATCTTCCTCGTCTTTTGGCAAGCCTTTGTAATCTTCCTTTGGCTTTGGGGTGTTTAGATATGCCCAACCATTCCAGCCGCCATCAGGCAGTGGGATGCTGTCCAGTTTGAGCATTGGGCCATTCTTGGTCTCAATAACCGAGCCAATGGTTTGATAGCGTGATTTCTCTTGACCATCTTTATTGGTGTACTTACCTGACACGATGGTGATTTCATAGAGTTTTTTAGACATTTTTTAATTCCATAAGTTGAGCAATTTTGATATCAAGTTCATTTAAGAATTTGACCACTTCATCTTCCATTTGCTTGATGAACTCGTTATCCCTTGGGACACGTTTAACAAACAATTGAAGTTCCTCTGGCAGACGATTGTCAAAAGACACAAAGTCACACCACTGTCGCCCTGTGCAAGCCATCTGGAATTGCATCTGGGTGTTGTACTTACCTGGCACTGATTGACTGAGCAAAGTCTCAATGTGCGTGGCTGTGTTGGGACATTTAATCTCTAAGAGGCCATCATCACCTACCAAGCCATCAGGAGAAGCACCAGCCATGATGATTGATGGATGGGGTACAAACCCCACTTCATCAACCAAAACGTCTGCATAAGCCTCATAAGCGGCTCTGGCAAGGGGTTCTGTGTCTGTGCCGTGTTGCATGGCAGCGTTGGTGAAACTCTCACCCTTTTGACCCGTCAGGCGTTCGCACACCAGCTGGGCCATGTAATTGTCACGGGTTGCTGAATATCCCGTTTTTGTCTTGGCGATAACGTCAGCCACACGGGATGCGGTGACTTTGCCAATGCGAATGGTGAACCATTCCTCTGTGCCTTGATCCATCATTTCAATCATGATTTCATTCCTTTTATGTAAACGCTAAAACTGTCCAGTGTGTCTTGACCAAAGGCGGTCATTTTCTGAATCTCTTTTGCCACTTCATCAAGCACTTGATTACGCTGTGAGGGTGAGACATAAACATCCCAATGGTATGGCTGACCACTTTTCATTTCCGCTTCATGGGCGATGCGGTCGAATTCGTCATCTTCATCTGTTTTCATAATTTGGCCTTTGCTTTGTCTTTGGCTGCAATCACTTTCATCTGCCAAGCCTTATCACCATCACAAGCCGCATAAGCAACTTTGTAAGCTAGTTTCAGTTCGTCTTGGGTGCTGGCGCTTTCAATGGCAGCAAACAAGTCTGTCATGGTGTCAGGCTCAATGGTTGATTCAGGCTCTGCACCATCGGGTAAATCTTCCCCTGCGTAGATGTACAGACCGAGGCCATGCAAGCTGAGTGCCTTTGTCATGCAACGCATGATGGCTGTATTTACTTGGAAAGCATCTGGGTTCACGATGGCTTTATTGCGGTGATCCATAACCGGAAGCTGGCAAGTCATTGGCTTTTCAAACATGGTGACTGTGACCCAGACCATTGCTGTGCCGTTGATGTCCATGAAGCACTTGTCACCAAACATTTCAACTTTAAAGGTGGCTTTTGGGTCTGCCTTGAGTGCTTCAGCCCATGCCCAAGCCCATGACAGATAAGTCAGATTGGCTTTTTTTTCTGTATGGTCATTGACATTGGTTTTGAGTAAATTTGCGATGCTCATGATTGTTCCTGTGAGAGTTCGATTTGCAGTTGTTTAAGTTCTTCAGCGGTGATGTTGATTAAGTAGCAAAGGCTGCGGATTTTTCCCTGAAGCATCCCGACTTGATAAGCCAGGCGATCCCGTGGGTCTTGGCCCTCATAGATGCTGGCGGCATTTTGTGCCACTTCATTGATGATGTAGTCTGCGTTCATGATTCATCCTTTAAATAAGCTGTCAGGCGTTTGATTCGGTCTTGGTGATACTCACCCATGCGCTTTGCGTATTCTTGGGCGCTGAGAGCCTCTAACAGCTTGCGCTGTGCCATTTCAAGTTCTTTGGCAGCCAGTTCTTTGGGTGATGGCAAGCGGAAATAATCTTTGAGTTTGTCAATCATGATTAGCCCCTCCATGCGAGCATTACGCCCCAACCACCAAAGATGATGATCGCCAATGTCCATTCGACAATTGTTGTGATGATCTTAGATTTCATTTTGTTCCTTTAGCATACGAGCGTGGTGAATCTTGGCCTCAGACACAATGCGTTCAAATTCGGGTGATGGCAGATCGCAAGAAATGTCATCACCCTTTTCGCTAAAGACAAACACATCGTAGATTTCTGCTGAGTTGTGGTCATGGGGCAGATTGAATTCTGCTGGGTAGTAGTCATAACCGACCTTGACTTTCTCAAGGGTTGTGCCATCGTCATAGCTGACGAATTCATCAAAGTGGTAGTGGAGTTTGTAGTCAATCATGGTGTTTCCTTAAACTGTTGCCATACGCATTGCACGTTCTGTTGCTTCAGTCCAGTTTGCAACCCATTTGAAAGAATAAACACCCTCAATTTGATGGGCTTTAAATTCACCTTGATAACCTACTGCAAAGGTAAAGGTGCGTTGTTTATTGTCTCTGGTGATCTTGATCCACTTGCCGTTGGTGCGGATGGTTCTCTCTGTAAAGCGTGTCATGTTGACTCCTAAAAAGACCCCGAGAAGTTCAGGGCATGGGGTGACTATAACGCACCTTATATAACCAAGTCAACTGTGGGGTTATTAGCTAGCTAATGTATAATTTGCGTATGGACAAAAATAAGTTTATTGCATTGGCTGGCTCACAGGATGAGCTTGCCAAGTTGTTGGGCATCAGCCAGGCGGCTGTGTCTCAATGGAAAACTGTGCCTCAAGCAAGGGTTTGGCAATTAAAGTTGTTGCGGCCTGATTGGTTTTTGGACTAAGATTGTTTGAAACACGGCTAGGTTGGGATTGATCCCCCGACTGAAAAGAGTTCCTCCCTCTCCTGCCGCAGTTTCTTTTAAGGGAGTGTTAAAAGGCGAGCTATGCATTATTACCAGTTTCACATTGGTGACTACATGAGTCACACCAGGCATCTTTCATTGATGGAAGATTTGGCCTATCGCAGACTTCTGGACTACTACTTTTTGCACGAACAACCAATAAAGCACAGGGATGCTGCCAGACAAGTTGGCATGAAAGAGCATGAAGAAGATGTTTTGACAGTCCTAAATGAATTCTTTTTGTCCACAGAAGATGGCTTTGTAAACCCAAGGGCTGACAAGGAAATCAAGCAATACAAAGAGTTTGCAGAGGCTGGCAAACGTGGGGCGGCTAAGAGGTGGGGAACACCCCCTAATGGGGGGGCTAATAGCCCCCCTAATGCTACCCCAATAGCAACCAATAACCATAAACCAATAACCAATAACCATAAACCAAAGAGAGAGAAAGCAACTATCGTTGCTTGCCCCCCTGATGTTTCTGAGCAAGTTTGGAATGATTGGTTGCAACTCAGGAAAACCAAAAAAGCCTCTGTGACCGAAACAGTCCTGAAAGGCGCAAGGTCTGAGGCCAGCAAGATTGGCTGGACACTTGAGCAGTTTTTGATTGAATGGTGTACCCGTGGCAGCCAAGGCTTGAAAGCTGAATGGCTAAAAGAAAAACTCACTAAGTCTGAAGAACGTCAAAACGTCATGGCAGAGTTGACCAGGGGCAAATCAATTCCTAAAACGCCCTTTTGGGCTAAACCTGAAACCATAGTACTGGAGGCACAAGATGTGGAACGAAAACGACTTTTGTGATCCAGACTCAGGTTTTGATTACATCTTTGGAATGATGAACGCCATCTACGGCTCACGATTCATCACGCACTGGCAAGATGTTGACCCCAACCTTGTCAGACAGACTTGGAAGCAATACCTTGGCAGATTCCTGACATACAAGCCAAGCCTAGATTTTGCGCTTGGCAAGCTGGACAAAGACTTTCCACCGAGCGCAATTGCTTTTCGGGATATGTGCAACCAAGGCCCATCAATCCCTGTCAAACCGCCAACTGAAGTTCTGATTGAGCGCAAGAAAACAATCCATGAGCAAATTGAAAGTGATCGAATTAGGGCAGAAGCGTTGGCGAAATTAGCAGAATTAAAAAAGCATTACTCAAAATGACACACCATGAAGCAACAGCAATCCTTGATCGAGCCAAAGAAGGACAACAATTTAGCGAGTTTGTCATCACAAGAGCGCTTGAACTTACAGGAGACTATGAGGAACACAGAAGCCCAAGAATGGATCAGGCGCTATCGCAAGAAAGTCTTGGAAGAGGGCAGGGGAGAAGCCCAATACTGGTGGCAACAAACCCTAGCGGATATTTCCAAGAGGCGAGGCCAAGCAGCTGCTGACGATCTAAAAAAACGCATGAACAAGATTAAACAGGAAAATCTTAAATGAATTATTTATCGGTTTGTAGTGGAATTGAGGCAGCAACAGTTGCTTGGCATCCACTAGGTTGGAATCCTGTTGGCTTTTCAGAAATTGAGCTTTTTCCGAGCCAAGTTCTGAAACATCATTATCCAACAGTACCCAATTTGGGAGACATGACAAAATTTAAGGAGTGGAAAATTGAATCAAATATCGATGTTTTCGTTGGAGGAACACCATGCCAGTCTTTCTCAGTCGCAGGACTCAGAAAAGGATTGGATGACCCTCGTGGTAACCTCATGCTTACCTATCTTGCCATTGCTAAACAATATCGCCCCCGTTGGTTGGTCTGGGAGAATGTCCCCGGCGTTCTGTCCTCCGCTGATGGACGGGACTTTGGTAGCTTCCTCGGAGGGTTGGCAGTCTGCGGGTATGGGTTCGCATACAGGGTGCTTGACGCTCAATACTTCGGAGTGGCCCAAAGACGCAAGCGTGTGTTTGTTGTCGGATACCTTGGAGACTGGAGACCTGCCGCAGCGGTTCTTTTTGAGCGCCACAGCTTGCAAGGGCATCCTGCGCCGAGCAGAGAAAAGGGGCAAGCAATTGCCCCCAACACTAGAACAAGCGCTTCGAGCCGTAGCGCAATAACAGCTCGCATGGTAGCGTTTGGCGAATACTCAGATGACGGCACAGCGTCAGCAATGAAAGCAAGGGATTACAAGGACGCAACAGATTTAGTGGCACAACCCATTGTTGTTGATAGGGCAGCATTTAATCAAGGAGAAAACGCTAAATATAAATTTCGAGCAGAGCCAAGCGAAACAATGGACTCTTTAGTAGCAAAAGGCCCTCATGCTGTTTTGCAACCAATTCCTATCCATGACCAAGCCACTCGCCATGCTGGTAAAAATGGGGAGAAAACTATGGGAAAAGGTAATGGTTTAGGTATTGGTCAAGAGGGTGACCCAATGAACACATTGACCAAAGGTGATCGTCATGCAGTTGCACAACCCATGACTTTTAGTAGTGTTTTAAGCAATCAGTCATTAAGTTCAAAATTAGAAGTTAGCCAAACATTAGAGGCTAAGAATTCAATGGCGGTTGCATATAACATTGCACCCGGCAAAGGTGAGTTAAAAGACGACATCCATGTCACAGATGCTTATATTGCCAAAACAATTGATGCGTCAGGCAGTAACCCTGCCATGCATCAAGACGGTGCGGCTATTGTTCAATCAACAGGCGTTGATATTTTTAATGCTGCACTAACTGGTGAAATATTTGCACCATTAACCCGGCGTTCAGATGGAACTGGCACAGGGCCAACTGTTATGGTTGCTCCAACTTTAACAGCGTCTAATAATCCAAGCAGATCACCACAATCAACAGAGGTGACAAACCAAGTGGCGGCAATTCATGCTGTGTCAATGGCTGTTCGCAGACTTACACCTACAGAGTGTGAGCGTCTTCAAGGCTTTCCTGACAACTACACAAACATTAAATCAAAAGGCAAAGCAACACCTGACGGCCCTCGATATAAAGCTTTGGGTAATAGCATGGCAGTCCCTGTCATGGCATGGATAGGGCAAAGAATACAAAAAGTTGAGGATTTAATCAAATGACATTCATGGTCAATTACATCGTCTATGGTGAACCTGTCGGAAAAGGTCGTCCAAGATTTGCTAGGCATGGCACTTTCGTTTCGACCTACACCCCACAAAAGACAAAGACTTACGAGGACGAAATCAGAATGATGGCAAAGGCGGCAATGGGTGCATCAGAACCGCTAGAAGGGGCTTTAGAGGCGTTTATTTATGTCACCTTTCCTGTTCCCGCCTCATACTCAAAAAAACGCACTGAGGCTTGTTTAAGCGATTCTGAGAAACACACCAAAAAGCCCGATTTGGATAACGTAATCAAGTCTGTGATCGATGGCATGGACAAGATCGTGTTTGACAATGACTCCCAAATCACATCAATCCATGCCACCAAGGTTTATGGTGATGTGGCAAAGGTTGAAGTAATAGTGAGGCAAGCATGATCATCACCCTGCACAACAGCCAACAAGCGCACACAGTTCTAAAAGACTTATGGCCCAAGATTAAAGAAACCTTACAAGCAGGTAAGCAATTGCGCTTAGAGGTGAAAAAAGCCACCCGCAGCACAGATCAGAACGATATGTTCCATGCCCTGATTGACATGGTCGCCAAGCAAATGAAAGCGGCAGGGTCAGAATGGACATCAGAAGATTGGAAAAGATTGCTCATCGATGCCTGGGCGCATGAAACTGGTCGCAAGATCGGCAAGATTGCACCAAGCCTAGACGGGCAAAGAGTTGTCCAGCTTGGCCTCCAAAGCCACAAATTTACCAAAGAAGAAGGCTCAGAGTTCATTGAATGGCTTTTGGCATGGATGGCAGACAAGGGGATTGAGACATGATGTGTCCTCGTTGTGGCTCTGAAACCCTCAAAGTCTTTGACACCCGATCAACCCCTGAATTCGTCAGCCGAAAGCGCCAGTGCGAAAACAACCACAAGTTCTACACCAAAGAATATGCAATACCCGAAACACCAATATGTGAGAAGCCAGAAACTGCTAAAATTAGTGGCGGCTCTATCCTGTCAACTCTGTGGAACAGAACATGGAATTCAAGCAGCTCATAGCAATTGGGGTGGCGGCAAAGGCCGTGGAATCAAAGCCGATGACAACCTAGTGGCGGCTTTGTGCCAAACTTGCCATTACGACATCGACCAAGGTGCAAAGTGGTCAAAGGTTGAAAGACAGCAAGCATGGAACATTGCCCACTTTAAAACAGTTCAATTGTTAGTGGACACAAACCAATGGCCTGTTGACATTCCTGTACCGGACATTGCAAAATGAGTACGCTGACAAAATGCAGTTGCCAGCTTTTGGGGGCTGATGCTCCCATTTTTTTGAGGACACCATGCTAAAAATTGTGCAAAAGTCTGTGGATAAATTGATACCTTATGTCAACAACAGCCGCACCCACTCTGATGAGCAAATAGCCCAGATTGCCTCAAGCATCAAAGAATTCGGATGGACTAACCCAATATTGGTAGATGGGGAGAACGGCATCATTGCAGGGCATGGCAGACTGATGGCAGCACGAAAGCTGGGCTACAAAGAAGTACCTACCATCGAGCTAAAAGACCTGACTGAGACCCAGCGCAAGGCTTACATCATTGCCGACAACCGCCTGGCACTTAATGCAGGCTGGGACAATGAAATGCTGACCATCGAGTTAAATGAATTACTAGCAGACGGGTTTGCCTTGGAAATGTTGGGATTTGATCCTGCTGAAATACAGAGCCTAATTAATGGCGGTCCAGACTTTCAGCCAGCAACAGAGGATGAGCAAGGCAAGTTAGATCAACTTGACCCTAAATGGATTGCCTGCCCACATTGCGGTAAGGAGTTTGATGCCCGTGAAGCCTGAACTCAAAATCGATTGGGCAAGTCATGAAGCAGCAAAATATGCTTGTGAAAACTGGCATTACAGCAAATGCCTACCAGTTGGTAAGCTCGTAAAGGTTGGAGCTTGGGAGGATGGTAAATATATTGGCTGTGTTATTTTTGGTCGTGGGGCTAATAACAATATGCTCAAACCATTTGGCTTAGAACAAGATGATGGTTGTGAACTGGTAAGAATTGCACTAACCAAGCACATTGCACCTGTAAGCAAAATTATGACTTTTGCTATAAAGTTTCTTAAAAAATCACAACCTAAGTTGCAATTGGTTGTATCTTATGCTGATCCAGAACAAGGGCATCATGGTGGAATCTACCAAGCCTGTAACTGGATTTATACAGGGCCAAGTGGAAAAGCCATTAAGATTTTTTACAAAGGTAAATGGACACACAAAAAGACTGTGGATGATGCAGGTGTAAATCAGACCAACTTGCCAAAGAAAGTTGTGGCAGGTAAACACAGATATTTGATGCCACTTGATAAAAACATGAGTGCTAAAATTGCACCATTGGCAAAACCTTATCCTAAGCGTGTGAAGCAGGCGATGGTCGATTCCCTCGATACAGCGGAGGTGCAACACCTACCCACTCGCTCCAATTTGACTGAAGCAGTAGAATCTGCTTAACATTGGGCAAATTCCCCTCTATAAATGAACCACGAACACGAGCCAACGGCAGAATCCCGCAAACTGGTTGAGTCCAGTAGCGGATTAGGCTTGCCTCACGAGTCCATTGCCTGCTTGGTTGGCATTGATGACAAGACCCTCCGCAAGTATTACAGGCACGAGCTGGACATTGGCAAAGCCAAAGCCAATGGGCAGATTGCCAAGACGCTGTACAGCAAAGCCGTGGGTGGAGACACTACAAGCCTTATCTGGTGGACAAAGACACAAATGCGCTGGGCTGAGACTGTTAAGCAAGAACACACTGGCGCAGATGGTGCGCCACTATTGTTTGAGCGCATCGAGCGTGTGGTGGTGGATGCAAAAAATACTGAAGATTGATACCCCTCGCTGGGCATTGCCATTGACAAAACCAAGCCGATACAAGGGCGCATGGGGTGGTCGGGGCAGCGGAAAGTCTCATGCCTTTGCCGAGTTGATGATTGAGGAACACATCATTGACCCCAAGCGCAGAAGCGTTTGTGTGCGTGAAATCCAGAAATCCCTGAATCAATCTGTCAAGCGGCTGCTGGAGACCAAGATCGAAGCCATGAACGCTGGCGCATACTTTGAAGTACAAGATGCGGTCATCAAGTCCAAAAAGGGCGATGGTGCGATTATCTTTCAAGGTATGCAGAACCACACCGCAGACAGTATTAAGTCGCTAGAAGGTTACGATTGCGCTTGGGTTGAGGAAGCCCAAAGTCTGAGCCAGACCAGCCTTGACCTACTAAGGCCAACAATCCGCAAGCCAAACAGCGAGTTGTGGTTCACATGGAATCCAAGGCAGCAGTCTGACCCTGTGGATTTTCTATTGCGTGGGCCAGAGCCGCCAACCAATGCCTCGGTAATTAAGGTCAACTTTGGTGATAACCCGTGGTTTCCACAAGTCTTAAAAGACGAAATGGAGTACGACAAGCGCAGAGACCCTGACAAATACCAGCACGTTTGGATGGGTCAGTATCTGCAAAACAGCAACAGCAAGGTATTCAAGAATTGGAAGATTGACGACTTTGATGCACCGCCAGATGCTATCCACCGCCTTGGTGCTGATTGGGGTTTCTCAGTTGACCCGACAGTTTTGGTGCGTTGCCACATAATCGGGCGCACCCTTTACATTGACTATGAAGCCTATATGGTGGGCTGTGAGATTATTAACACCCCTGAGTTATTCATGCAAGTTCCAGAGGCTGAGAGGTGGCCTATCGTGGCAGACTCAGCAAGGCCAGAAACCATCAGCCACATGAAGCGCAACGGTTTCCCAAAGATTATGACTGCCATCAAAGGGCCAAAGTCAGTCGAGGAAGGCATCGAGTTTTTGAAGAACTACGACATTGTTGTTCACCCTCGTTGCATCCACACAATTGACGAGTTGAGCCTGTACAGTTATAAATCAGACCCATTGACAGGCAGAATTCTGCCCATGCTTGAGGACAAAAAGAATCACGTAATTGATGCTTTGCGATATGCGTGTGAGGGCATCAGGCGCACAGCGGTCACAAAATCGGCTACATTTACACCATTGCCCAATGTCAAACGCTGGTAGATAATCGCCCCAAAAGGACAAATATGGCACGAATACCCAACGACCAACGCCTTGCAAATTTACACGCTGAAGCACTGCGGCAGTTTAACGATATACAAACTGCGCTGCGGGATGAGCGTCTGCAATGCTTACAAGACAGGCGTTTTTACTCGTTGTGCGGCTCTCAGTGGGAAGGGCCATTGTGGGATCAATACGAAAACAAGCCCAAGTTTGAAGTCAACAAAATCATGTTGGCGGTAATTCGCATAGTTAACGAATACCGAAATAATCGCATCACCGTTGACTATGTGAGCAAAGACGGGACTGAAAACGACAAACTAGCAGAAGTCTGCGATGGTCTTTATCGTGCTGATGAACAAGCATCGGTCGCTGATGAGGCTTACGACAATGCTTTTGAGGAAGCTGTAGGCGGTGGCATCGGTGCATGGCGTTTGCGTACTGTTTACGAAGACGAAGAAGACCCAGAGAATGAGCGCCAGCGCATCAGATTCGAGCCAATCTTTGATGCTGACTCAAGCGTGTTCTTTGACTTGAACGCCAAGCGACAAGACAAGTCAGATGCCAAATATGCTTTTGTGGTCAATAGCATGACCCGTGAAAGCTACAAAGAAATCTACAACGATGACCCAACGGATTGGCCTAAGATCATTCACCAATACGAATTTGATTGGGCAACGCCCGATGTTGTGTTTGTGGCTGAGTACTACAAGGTCGAGGAAAAGACCGAGGTTATCCGCATATTTGAAGCCATTGATGGGACAGAGGAACGCTACACAGCCCAAGACTTTGCAGACGATGAAATGCTAGAAGAAACCCTGATGGCAGTCGGCACAAGGGAAGTTCGCCAAAAGCGCATCAAGCGTATGCGTGTTCGCAAATACATCATGTCTGGTGGCAAGGTGCTAGAAGATGCAGGCTACATTGCAGGCAAAAACATCCCCATCGTGGTGGTCTATGGCAAGCGGTGGTTTGTGGATAACATCGAGCGTTGCATGGGTGCTGTGCGCCTGGCTAAAGATGCCCAACGCCTGAAGAATATGCAACTGTCCAAGCTGGGTGAGATTTCAGCCTTGTCA